ATATTTCTATCATTGACAATCCTTGTCTTTGATCTTACTATCTTTTAGTAATAAACATTTGTGTTGTTTATCTAATTCTAATCTCAAATCTGTCATAACTCTATCCATAATTAAAGGCAAACTTGCCTCTATGATAGGTATGATCTCTAAAGCAAACTTATGTGCTAAGTTTTGTAGTTCACCTTCTAATACTTTCATTTGGTCTATATCGGTACCTTTTACGGTCTCTACGATAATATGACCAGTCGTGTTTTGTACTCTCTCATTTGCATTTAAAACATTAAATATACTCCACGACCAGATATATACAAATGCTAAAAATACGTATAATAATTGTTTTCTCATATATTTATAGTATCAGACTTATAGACCAAAGTCAAGCGTTAATAATCGTTGATTTTAAAGGGTTTTTAGGGGTGTGCTATGAGAACAAAGCGTGAACACCCCTTTAAATATGCGTGTTTATTGTGCGATTCTTACGAAATCGTCATTCCAATTAAATGTTTCTTTAACTAGATTTGCTGTTAAACCTTTATACGTATTATTAAGGTTTTTGTTTTTGATTGCCATTAGGACTTCAGCGTCATCAGCGTGTAATCCTTCTAACATCTGTATAAACATAGTTTCTTTTTTTAACTTGTTTATTGTGTTATTACCACCCACAACAAAGTGATATAGTTTTCTGCTTTCCATAGCAAGACTTGTATGTTCTGTTCCAGCAGGTGCCTCGTTTTTGATGTAAGGCGGATTTCCTTCTGGTAAATCAAATTTGATTTTAGGATCAAAGGCAGCTTTTAGTAATTGCCTCATTGGTTTGTTGTCGTATTTTTTTAGTATAGCAATCTTTTTAGGTTTGTCTTTAGCATTATTAATCTGTGTAAAGATTTCGTGTGCTGTAGGAGCGCCTGATCCTTCGGTGCTTAAACCTTGATTGATTGCTTGATTTGTTATAGCCATAATATCCTCATTGTTTAAAAGTCATTAATCTTATCTATCAATGTCTTTAATTTTTTACCTATAAAATAAGGCAACAGGAGCGACCTGTCTTTTACTTTATAGTTGTTATACTTATTTATAATGTTAGTTTCTATCGTTTTTGGTATTTGGGACAAGTCAATAAGTTTCTTGTTCCGATTGTAGTTCTTTTTTGTTTCTGATCCTAAAGGTATGTTGTCTATATTAGACCACTCCTCTAGTTGTTTTGCTTTTATAGGTTTCTGTCTTTCACCTCTTACAAATATTTCATCATCACTTAATATATTAGGTACACCATCTGATCTATCACCTTTTATTATTTGTGTTCTTAAAAATTTAATAGGATCCTCTTGTTCACCTATGAAACCTTTTAATAAAGGCGACCATTGATATACATTACCATAATGATGTAATTGAATAAAGTCTTTGTCACCTGATACAATCAGGTACTTATCTTCTTTTTGTAATTTACAAATTGTAGCAATTATATCATCTGCCTCACTATTCTCAACATACATTACTTTGTATGGAAAATTCTCTTGTACTTCTTTTTTAATATCTGTTATAATCTTAAATATTTCATCCCAATCAAATGGACCATCTTGTCTTGCTTGTTTTCTACTATGTTTATATAATGGAAAAAATTCTTTACGCCAAGGATCACTTGCGTCCGAACAAAGTACCATTACACCGTACTCGTCTTTAAACTTTACATTGATACCTCTCAATGAGTTCAGTACCATAAACCTTATCATTTCTTTATTAGGTTTGACATCACCTTTGCCTCTTACCTGTGCCATTAGGTTTGAGATTAAAACTTGATTAAGGTCTACTAATATCATTTTAAATATTTCTTTTTATACCATTTGTAAAATGCTTTGTCTTTCATTAGGTCTAATACACCTGCTGCTGAAATCTGATCGCTTCTAATACAATCTGCATAGTCTTGGTAATCTTTTTTCTTTATTAATTTTGTTTTTGTTGCCATAATATTTTAGTGAAGTGGTTAGGGCGCTGTAATTGCTGTAATACAGCATCTGAGCGCCCAAAACCTAGTTTAGATTATGCTGAATAAGCGACTTGCTTACCAAACACTTTGTTCATACCAGCGATCAAAATTGCTTTTGAAGGTGTACCAACTCTAAAAGAAACTCCGTTTGCTGATCTATTTTCATAAATCATTAAACCTTCGTTTCTTAATTTTCCTACCATAGCGGCAGGTGATTTAAGATCAAATCTGTTTCTTAAAGTTTTCCAAGAAACATCAACACCTGTTTCAAACAGGTTTCTGATCTTTGTAGTTTTTGAAGTTCTAGCATTTGCCATATCTTCTTCTCCTTTATTATTGTTAAAAAAATTAAACATTAGTGTTTAACCCTCTCTTTCTGTCAATTTTACAACCAGACACGGCGATTGCTTGTGCAATTCTTTTAGTCATCTAAATCTCCATCAGGTTCAAAAAAACCTTGTGTATCATTTAGATCCTTTAATTCTTTATTAACATCACCTGAAATAGGTCTGTTATTTCTTACAGGCGTTTTATTATCTAATATATCAGTATAATTAATTTTTGCTGATACGGTACCTGCCCTATTTGTTTTTAATAGTACCATCTTATCTGCTAATTTCTGAGCAGGATGTGGTATTTTAAAATCTCTATAAATCATACCACGCATTACATCTACTAATAATGCTAAATCTTTTGTAAAATTAGGTTGATTTGTTTTCATTGCTAAATCTACAAAGTGTTTTAATAGTCCCATACTAATATCATCAACGGCAGTTTCAACAAATTTTTTAGTTTGTTGTTCTTGTATTTGTTTAGCAACCTTCTCACCCATTTTTCTACGTTGTTCATCTAGTTCTCTTGTTCTAGGATTTACAATCTTGTTAGTAGGAAACGGTATTATTTTACCATCATCTGCCATTTTATTTGATCTCACCTTTAAAATTCACTTTCCCTTGTTTTTCAAAAAATTCTACAAGTTGATTATAACCACCAATTAACTCTCCATTAATTTTTATCTGTGGCATTTGTCTTACATTTTTACCAATGTCTTCTAACATCTTACTCGGGTCTGACCCAAAATCTTTTTCTAAAGTCTTTTCTGTGTAGTCAAGGCGAAGATTATTTAATAACCCTTTCGCCTTGGTACAATAGACGCAATTAGTTTTGCTGTATATTATTATTGTCATCATCATTACCTACTAGGTTCTCGTAGGCGACATTCGCCTTATCTTTTAAATTATAGGCGTCAACCGCTTCTTCAATAGTGTAGTTATACATTTTGTTAAACTCACCCATTGGAAGTCTTAACCCTATCCAAGCACGATAATATCCATTCTTTGTTAAGGTTACATCTTGTTCAAAGATTTCATATCCTCTAACTTTAGTATCCTTAATTATGTTAACAAGAACCGACTCAACTTCACTAACAATAGTTTTAGTTTCTGTCTTACCTAATTCAGTTATAAACTGACTAGATTTCTTGTTCATTTCACCTTTAATAATATCGGCAAGTTCTGCTTTTGCAAGCATTTTTGCTTTTTCTATTGCAAGGTTCAAGTCTGGAGACACAGCAGTACCTACTCCGTAGATACAAACTTTGTTCTTATCTTTTCCAAAGATTTTCTTATCACACGCCTTGGAATCGTTAATGTCTGCCATATACCAACTTGGTACTTTGTCAACAACATTACCTTTTTCTGACTTTATCTTATAATTACCAGCACAATTGGTCAGCAATACTGACATTGCTATAACTGATAATATCTTCATTTGTTTCATCATTTACTTTACACACTCCTTTTCATAGTATATACCATTTCTTGTAGTTTGTCAAGCGCTAATTCAACATAGTTGAAAACATCAGTAATTCCAATGTCCGTTTGAGTAAATACAATGGCAAAGAGTCCAATTATGATTAAATTTTTAATCATTTTACCTCCCATTCACCGTCCTTGTTCATACACACTTTTCCGAACGACTTAAAAGCGTGTTTTGGCCGACTATAATATCGGCAATATTCTGGCGTGTATATATCTCGGTAATAGAATTGAGCAAATAGTTCCCAATAACTAGGACCATCAAACTTTCTTCTACCATCGGCACACTCCAAAATTTCTTCTTTAACAATAGTATCACCTTTTTGTTTAATAACTATCTTAACATAGCAATATTGACCATCTACTTTTTTAGGTTCTATTGTTTTAATCTTATCATAATAGACATTGTTATCTGCCTTCTCTAATTTTTCTAGTATTGTGGTAACCTTGTCGTAATTAATATTATCAATATCACCTTCTACTGAAATAACTTTAATATCTTTTTCAAATGCTTTTTTATTTAAATCACAATCTACACAACCCCACGCTACTTCCATAAACAATAGTACCGTAATCATTATTAACGTAGCGTACATATAAACTTTAAAATTTCTAGGATCCATTATCGTCTTTCAAACCACTTTCCATCTGGTGTCTGACAAGCAGTACCAAATACAACTTTTCTATTAACTCCACCAATACCTATAAGTGGCCATTGATTAGCAATATCAATTGTTGCGTCATAATCTTTACATTTAATAGGACCTTCAACATAAGATTTTGTAATCTTAATTATACCTGAATTACCTGTTTCTGAATTAAACCAATTTGAATAACTTTGTGTAGTAGGACCATTATTTAAATGATCTACAAATACAGCATTGTGTACATCATAATCACTCTTATACATAATTTCTGCACCTGCAAAAGCACCTACAACAGCACAACCAGCAATCACATAAGGATCAGTTGCACCCAATTCAACACAACCTGCTGTAGTTGTGATCGTACCTAAACCAGCACCTACCTCGGATCGGTTTATGTTAGCACAATTAGTTAGCGATAAACTAACTAGTAAAATCCATATTATTTTTTCTAATCTCATCACAAATTTTCTGACTATTCACACTTTTAACAATGTAATAATCTTCGTTATTATCAATCACATAATTATTAAAACCTTTTTCCTGCCAAAGCGTTTGTGCTCTAGCAGAAATAGGTCTGAATAAATGTGTGCCATCATTAGCACTCGTACACACAAAATCACCAATCATTATTGGTTACCTTTGAATATCTTGTTCCACGGCCATTTCGTCTTTGCCTCTGACCAAGTTTTCTTTTGATATTCTTTTGTCTTATCAACTTCACTTGAAATAAAGTTAACAAGTTTACCTGGTGTTTCAGCAATCGCTGTACCAAACTCTTGTGGAGTTATCGTCTTCTTTTCCTCTGCCATAGTTTCAGCAACATATTGTAAACTGAATACTGCAACAAGAAAAAGTATCGCTAATAGTTTTTTCATAACTATACTTTCCTTCCCATTGATTTAAAATCGGCAGCGTCAACAACTTGATAATTACCTTTGTTGTAAGCAATACCGATAGTTTTACCAGCAGGTAGTGTAACTTTTGGTAAAGTTCTCTTTACACACGCACCTGGGATTCTATCACTTGTAGGTATAGAATTTCTTTTAAGACCGTTTATGTCTAAAGTCAAATCAGGAAATTTGAATCCTTTAAGTGTCTTTAGAAAAGACGGTCGCATTATACTTTTATATTTCTCTTTGATTTTTTTCATTAATCGTTAACTGATTGTGGGATTGAATCTGCTCTTACTTCAGCAAATGATTTACCGAACACTTTTTGATAAAAGGTCTCTCTAGGATCAGTTGTTAAGTAAGCACTCAACAAAGCGTCAAAATTTACATCTAAATCTGAATAGTATGATGGATTTGTTTTCTTTAGTTCTATATGATCTTTAAAGAATTGTATTCTATTCTTATAAACATCATTTTCTTTATCTTCTAATGTGTCTAATTTTGATAATTTAATATCTTTCTGTTTAGCAACTTCAAACTCTTTGAATAAGTTGTTTTTATCGTATTTAAATGACATAGTGTATTTTTCCTTCTGTTTTTGTTAATATATCTGTTAATAGTATCATAAATCGTTGCTTTTGTCAAGCATTAAAAAAGTGAGTAAAATCAACGATTTTCTCATATTTAATCGTCCGAGGATGACCGAGGATTGACGATTCGACCCCTCCACGAGTAGTACATCACCCATTATTTGCAACTTTCAGTTGTATTACATCTTCCATAAATCTCTCAATGATTGTTGTACACTTGTTAATTTTTCTTTAGGTTTGTTTTGTCTGGATCCTATATAATAAGCAATTCCAAAACCAACTACGGTTAAAATACAACCAATCACACCTAATCCTATTAGTTCCATAGTTATTTTACACTCCTCTTGTGACTCTCAATATTGTTTACAAATACTCTTATCAACCTAGAAACATCTACCGTTTCCTCTTTTAATGTTTTAGGATGAACAAAAATAACTCTACTATCATTTACTTTTAATGATTTGTGTTCTACTTTATCATCAACTACAACAGCGCTGTCTGTATGTTTACGCCAATCGTGTGAAGAATAACCTAATACGTCAATACTCATTACTTGCCTCTTTGACTTTCTGCGTCTAAATTTAATGCAACATCAATATCTGATTCATCTTTTGTACCATACATTTCTACTGCAACAGCATTGCCATCTTTATCTCTTACAACATTAGCA